GAACAGCACAACAAATCTGGGAAGATTTAGATAGATTCATCAGTAATGACCCATATCTGTCCTCACACCGCGGTGAATACACCAAGAGAAACGGTGCAAGAACTCCGTGGAACCACCGAGCAGATGTTCGTATCATCCAATCAATCAAGAATGTAGATATCACATTTGACATCACCAACTTCGGTAATCTGTTGAACAAGGATTGGGGCAAGTATTATTTCGTTCCAAATCTTAATAATCAAAATGTCTATCCACTCCAATATCGTTCAGGTCGTGGTGTGAATAGCGTTCCAACATTTAGTTTCGATCCATTAAATACCACTTATCAGACAGATGATTTGATGTCTCGTTGGCAGATGCAAATGGGGATTCGAATTAATTTCTGATAAATAATTCTGTAGGATGGTAGTAGATTGCTCAACTTGAAACATAGCTTGGACGAGGGTTCGATTCCCTCCATCTCCATTCAGTAGCAAATATTTCGGGGATGACTGGTTTCGACAGGTTAAGGACTAGATGCGAGAGCTACCCGATAGGCGACTGCCGTAAGCAGAGCAAAAACATTAACAGGCACATATAATACGCCTCTTGCATTAGCTGCCTAATTAGGTGGCATGCCGGGTTCGGGGTTTCCCTGGGAACAGAAAACCCCACCAAATTTTTCTATGAAAATTGACATCCCTGAAGATTGTACCCACATCAATATTTTGTTTTCTGGTGGAGCTGATAGCACTTTATTAACCTATCTGCTACTGAAACAGTACCCAGAAACACCTGTGATTCTTCATTATATGAAAAACCGTTTGTTCCCACATCAACAACCCTTCATGATTCAAACTCATGAATGGTTGAATTCCCATTTTCAAAAACAAATACCTATAAATCAATGGGGTAAAACTTATATCAGGTTAGCTGTGGAAACCATTCTTCATACATTTCCAGGATATGTATTTTCTGGATGTAACAAAGTTCCAGACAATGTGTTTACACCTACCGTGATTATACCTCATGATACACCTCCGGTACGTGGGCCTGCCTACAGTAAACAACATCTTCGACCTTTCATAGAGATGTTCAAACCTGAAATATATCACATCTATCAGAAAGAAACCATCTTGGATTTATGGAATCTGACATTTTCTTGTGGAAGACCGATAGTTTCTGATGAAATCACTCCCTGTGGGGGATGTTTTTTCTGTATGGAAAGAAACTGGGCAATGCAACCTACATAAATATATCTAAACATCGTTCCACTTTCAGGAGAAATTATGGCCCTTTACAATCTAGTTTATACTGGTGATGCAGCAGCATTGCAAACAGAGTTGGAAGCAGCTGGCATCACAGTGAATGCAATCTATGAATCATTGAATGTCATGAATGTGACCACTTCGGATTCTGTAGATTTCTCACAGTTTTCACAAGTCACCCTGACAGAAGAGGATACATCTGTCACCGCCACGTTGAGTGCCTGGCAAAGAAATCGTGTGAACAGCACCGATTTGCCAATGCGCACAGTGTACACACCTAAGAATGAAGGTGCTGGTGTTGTGGTGTATGTCCTAGATTCTGGTATTGATATCACACACCCAGAACTGCATGGCAGAAACATTCTGAACTTGCATTCATACGATGAAACATTCAATGACACTATTGGCCACGGTACTGCCATCGCCAGTTTGATTGTAGGTGGTCAATTAGGTGCTGCCAGAGATGCCACAATTAAGAATGTGAAAATTCAATCAGGTGTAGCCATTCCTATCAGCCAACTCTTGGCTGCTTTCAATGCTGTAAAGACTGACCATTTGGAAACACCTGATGATGTGAAGGTTGTGAATTGTTCATGGCACGTGGCTAAGAGTCAAATTCTAGATGAAAAGATTCGTGAATTACAACTGTCAGGTCTAGTTGTTGTGGCTTCTGCAGGTAACACAGTGGAGGCAGCTGACAACTTTTCACCTGTCGGTTTAGATACTGTGATTGGTGTTGCAGCTTCTGATGCCTATGACCGTGTGATTGGTTGGGGTCCTGGTACTGGTAGCAACTGGGGTCCTGAAGTGGACATCACTGCTCCTGGTATTGATGTGGAAATTGCAGCCTTGGATGGCACCATCACCTCAGGCTCAGGAACATCATATGCTGCTGCCATAACTAGCGCTCTAGTGTGTCAGTACATTCATAACTCCCCTGGACAAACAGCATCACAAATTCAAAACAATTTCTTGTCTGCTGGTTTGGCAGACAGATTGTTCAGAAATGAAACCATCTATGGCACCACACCTAATCTGTTGGTACAAGCCATCTCACATGACAATCTGTTTCTTTCACCTGACCCTGCCAACACCTACATCCCTGTGAAGCGTGGCACCTCCATCACCATCCCAGTGCAAATTGCAGCACCTGGTGTGGCAGTGAGCATTGATGATGTGTTGTTTGGTACTCACTATAGAAATCAACTTCCTTGGGTGACATATGATGGCACCGAGTTGACTGTGACTCCCCCAGCAGATTTGCAAGTGGGTAAGTATCGTCAATTCATGGAAGCATTGAATTCTGATAATGAACAGTTGTATCTCATGGTGTTGAAGTTTGGTGTCTATGATGTGTCAGAGGATGAAGTGGACATGACACAACCTGAAGTGTATTACAGCAAGCAAAGTGATGGTACTGTGATTGTACGTTTGGATGCATGTACGCAGTTCTGTCCTCCAGAGTGTAGCGAACAGTTCAAGGAAGGTACTTGTGGTTGCGGAGGAAGTAGCTGTACTGGTTTCTAACACTTGACAAGTGAGTGGTGTTGTGTTAATGTACTATGACAGGAGGTATTATGAAAAAAATTCTAGTTCTTCCCATAGTATTGTTGTTCACAGCACCACTATTTCACACCAACAAACCTTTGCTAAGAACACCTGCTGTCCCTGTGGTGTTGAACACCAAAGATGTGGAATGTCTGGCAAAAAACATCTACTACGAAGCACCTGCTGAGCCATATCTAGGAAAATTGGCCGTGGCTGTGGTGACCATGAATCGTGTCCGGCACCCAGAATTTCCCAAGACGGTGTGTGGTGTGGTGTACCAGAGAAATTCTCGAGGTTGTCAATTCTCTTGGACTTGCGGACCCAAGGCGCGATTCAACACCCGAATCTATGAACAGGCGAAAGAAATTGCTGTTGCGGTGTTGACAAATAACACAAGCGTTATTAGCTTAGAGAATGCACTATATTTTCATAACACCAAGGTGACACCCAACTGGACTTTTGCCAGACCTGTAGTGCGTATCGGGGGTCACATTTTCTATGAGCCTAAAACATGACTGATGAACAGGACCCGAAGCTACTCACAGTGGAATATCTCATCACCCGTGAGTTCACCAATTCCACTGACTTCTCTATACACATTGAAAAAGAAGCCATCAAGCGTAGAATTGGATGTTTTGAAGCTCTATTGGACTATTGTGAAATGAAAGGCATAGAACCCGTGGCGGTGGCCACCATGATTACCAGCTCCTTGAAAGCCAAGATACAAGCAGAAGCTGAGGAAATGAACCTGCTGAAAAAGACTGCCAAACTACCTGTATGAATGTTTCTGACGCCTATAAGATTTACACTTCTTTGAGGCTCCACTTCACAACTGACAACTATGATATCCGAAGTGGGATTGCTCCACGACGACCCAAGGCAGGTGTGAAGGCCAGTTTCAAAAAGAAGTTGGAAGTGCTGATGAAGCAGTACAATTACAATCAAGATGAGTTCATCAACTATCTGGTGGCCAACTTCCTGAATGGTAATGAGTGGGGTATTTTCGAGAACACTGGTCCGGAAATCTACACGGAATGGAAACGGGTACAAGAAAGTCTCACCTACACCTACACACAAGACATCAAGAATCTGGTGTTTCAAGTCACAAAACTGGAAGATGCCTGGGATTGTTCTCAAGGACACCCCGTGATTCTGAAGGAGTATTGTGGTAAAAGATGTCGGTTGGAAACACTTGTAATTCTAAATAAATTGTATAGATTTACTACAGAGGTGGATGAACAGCTGGTGTTGGATCCAGTTTGGAATTCCATTTCACGAACCATACACAAGTACTCACCTTTCATCAAAGTGGAGAAGGATAAATTTTCAATGATTACACACAAGGCTTTCTATGAGTAAACAGCGAGATTGGGATTATGAAGATGATTATCGTGATTTCAAACGTCCCAAGAAAATAGACAAGGACAAGTTTGGTAAGCATCGGAATGCCATCTATGACATGCTTGACGATGAAGATGAGGATGATTATTATTCAGAGAACAGAACTGTTCAATATGATGAGTTTGATGAGGAGTAGTTTCATTATGGCAGGTCACACGTTACATACACCGTTACATACACCGTTATACAAGGAGATACACAATGTCATTCAGTAGTCTATCCGATTTACGCAAGAGTCGTGGCAACTTCGACAGCCTCATGAAAGAGGTGGAAAAGATTGCAAAGCCCGCTTCAGGTGAACGCCGTGATGATGACCGGTTCTGGAGCCCGGCAGTGGACAAGGCAGGCAACGGCTACGCCGTGATTCGCTTTCTGCCGCCTAGCAAGGGAGAAGAGCTTCCTTGGGTTCGCATCTGGAATCATGGATTCCAAGGTCCTTCTGGTCGCTGGTACATTGAAAACAGCTTGACCACATTGAACCTACCTGACCCTGTTTCTGAGCTGAACAATGAGCTATGGAACTCAGGTGTGGAAAGCAACAAGGAGATTGCTCGTAAGCAGAAGCGTAAGCTCACTTACATCAGCAACATTCTTGTCATCAAGGACTCAGCCAATCCTCAGAACGAGGGCAAGGTGTTCTTGTACAAGTATGGCAAGAAGATTTTCGACAAGATTAAGGATGTGATGCAACCTCAGTTCGAGGATGAGGATCCTACTAATCCGTTCGATTTCTGGAAGGGTGCCAACTTCAAGTTGAAGATTCGTAATGTGGAAGGATATCGGAACTATGACAAGTCCGAATTCGAGCCTGTGTCAGCTATTGCTGAGGATGATTCAGCCATTGAGGCCATCTGGAATCAGCAACATTCTCTGACAGAATTCACAGATGCCAAGAACTTCAAGAGCTATGAGGAACTGAAGCGGAAGCTGGACCTGGTGTTGAAGGGTGGTCCTAGCTCTGTCACTGCCGACAAGATTTCTGAAAGTCGGATGGAGGCCGAGCCTGTGGCAGAAGCTCCTGCTCCACGTGCCGCCAAGGCACCAGCTCCCAAGTCATCTGTACCAGATGATGACGATGATGATACTTTGAGTTATTTCAGTAAGTTGGCTGAGGATTAATATCACAAAGAAGGAAATAGAAAAGGGGCCCAAAAGGCCCCTTTTTTACATTACTCTAGCCATTCTTCTATTATTGAAACGTATGTGACTGGAGGATGTGTCCCGAACTGTCACCACTACTGAAGATGGTTGTTGCTGTGTGGCGGGTGGTGCATTCACTCGGCTGGAATTATCAATGTTGTTGATGATAGGTTGAGTTGCTGGTGAAGCTGCAGCACCATTGGATAATGCAGAGGCAGCTGCTGTTCTGGATCTGGTTTGTGTTGTGGCTACAGCTGCTGCAGGATTTGCTCCAGGTTGCATGGAAGCTGTACCTGCACTTGTAACTGCTCCTCCGATGGCACTTCCCGCCACTTCACCTGCGGCTTTACCTCCAAAATATCCCACCAAGCCACCAACTAACCCACCAATAGCAGTACCCACCACAGGTACTACTGAACCAATGGCGGCGCCAGCTGCAGCTCCTGCCAACGCTCCCCCTGTTCCTACTACAGCACCACCTACGGCAGATCCTTTTTGTTTGTTGGCTTCTTCTGTCGTGATGGCACCTGATTCTTCTAGTGCCTTGGCTTGTTGATATCCTGTGTAGCCTTCATAAGCACCTGCAGCAATTGTTAGTGGTGTTGCCAATCTTCCTAACAATCTGCCAGCTCCTCCTAACAATCTGCTACCACGGGACACGCTCCCTGCTGCTCTGGCCGCATCATCAACACTGCTAGCTCCAGCTTTGGCTACATCATCTGCTACGCTGCCAGCTCCTTTAGGAGGTTTTCCTCCTCGGGGGAAGAGGCGGCGGGGGATGGGGATGTCTAGACCTCCACCGCCCCCAGTTTCAACGCCTTCAATGGCACTGACCACTTCTTGTAATGTGTCATTGATATCATCCATCTTATCCAGAATTTCTTGGGTACCGGTGTCTGTGGCTTCATCCACACCATCAGCATCCCCGAAGCCCTCTCTGGTAGGTCTCATAGACCCCTTGGTCTTGTAGTCATAGGCTTCACCTGTTTCTTCATCAACTAGACCGCCCAGTGTACCAAATTCAAATCTAGAATTCTTGGCACCAGATTCTTCAAACTCATTGATTCTGTTACCTTTGGTTCCTGTACGATATCGCATTCCAGTTTCAGGATCCACCTTCACACGAAGGTGTTCTGGTACTAGCTTCATTCTTTCTGCAACATCAGCTTTTCTGGCTTCACCTAGTGTATCAGAAATCTTGCCTCTGTTTCTTTCTCTTTCTAAAGTTTCTTCTAGTGTGGGTGGTTTGTTCAATCGAGGAGTGAAGGCATCTAATGTGTTATTTTTCATTCCGCCGGCGAATGCCTTGAAGAATCCTCCCACCCCTCCGCCAGCTCCTCGTAGTTCTCTGGGTGAAACACCCAACATATTGGCGAAAACTTCACCCATGGTTTGTGGGCCAGCTGCTAATGCACCACCTTGAATGGCTTTATCTGCTTCACCGCGTAGTGTGGAAATACTTCCACGAAGTGCCTCAGCTTTCTCTTTATCTCCTTTCTTTTCAGCAGCTTCTAAATCTTTTTCCAACTTCACAATAGCTTTCACTAGTTTTTCTAATATTTTTTCACTTTGTTCAATTGATTCACCAACATTTTCTGGAATGTTTTCCAAAGCCTTCAAAATGTCTTTCAAAACATCTGTCTGGTCATTGGAAAGATTCTCCAACACCACAGCCACTTTGGCAATGTTGCTTGCAACTTCGATGTTAGAGATTGCTTGTTCTTCAGGATCCAGCCGTGTCTTTTCCACGGACATACTATCCTTGATGTTTTTCAACATCTCGGTCTTTTCTCTCCTTGGCTTTCTTCCAGATGTCTTTCTAGCTGCCATGTTGGTACCTATTGTTCATTGTTTTTCTTTTCCAAGTACTGTACTAACAATCCTACGTATGTTTCTCTTTCCCAAGGCATCATGTTCTCAATTTCTGTCAACGAGTACTTGTGAATGTGCATCAACAAGAAATTGGTTTTGTAAAAATTGACCATGTTGTCGTGAGAAAGATTTAGCCGAAAAAATGTCGTAAACTATCCACGATTACAGTGTTGTCTTTTCCACACTTCACACATTGAAACTCTATTTCTTTCACCAATGTAGGCATATTCAAGAAGAACTGTTCAAATGGTTCAAACTGTTCAGCTGTCAAATTGTCCACGAACTCACGAAGTTCTTGATTGGTTTCTCCAATGTTCACAAACACTTCATCATCACTGTAGATTTTATCAATGCAATCAATCACTACATCATAGATTTTGTTTTCATCTTGTTCTTCAAACAAATCCATATAATGCTTCAATGAAGGATAACGAAGTTCAACTTTCACATTATCATCAATGGCAATCACATGGTCAATTTTTTGTGTGGATTTAGTATGAAAATCTGTGACATCCAAGGTCTTTAGTTGCTTATGGTCACATTCTCCACAAATCATGTACATATCAATGTCTTTACCAATGGACTTGCTTCGAATTTGTAAGAACAACCATTGTATGTCTGCCAGACAGTACTTGTTCAGATTCAGTTTTTCAAATGTGCATCCTCGAACAAGGTCCTGTATGGCATTTATCACATCTTCATTATCTTCACTGTCGTTAGCTAACAACAATAATTTTTCTTCTTTCACCAAGAAAGGACGAAATTCCACTTTATCACCTGACACAGGTAATGTTGTTGTGAATGTCGGCACTTTCACCATAGGTATCTTCATAATTTCTCCTGGTTAACGACCAAATCGTCTAGTTAAACTTGTGGCTTTACTTCTCAAATCAGCTCCTAAATTTGTAGCGTCTACATTAGGTAGTTTGTCTGTGAACTTCTTGGCATACTTACTCACGGCGGCTGTGGCACTATCAGCCATGTCTTGGCCAGATAGCTCCACTTTGGAGAAGCTGGATGTCCAATGATGAAATGTAAATGTCACATTCATTCTCATCACGCCAACAGCATCAAATCCTAGTGGCACAATGTTCATGCTTTTGGGCCAGGCATCCACTAGCTTCACACGGTAGGCAATTTGTTCAGCATCTGTGGTTAGTTCCAATAATGGTGCAGCAATACTAGACACAGCACCAAATGCTTGACTTTTCAACTTTGTGAACTTGTTATCTACAAGGCGTTTACTGCGCAACATCAGTTTATCCACAGCAGTGTTCAATGGACCTCTACCCAATGTGGCTTTGTTTCTTAATCCCAAGTCAGCTTGTGTAGGACTCCAATTGAACAATGCTTCTCCAGGAATGCCTGCAGGTATCAATGCGTAGATGCTCAAGTCACGTACATAATCAGAATAGTATCCCACTTCATTGCTATCCGTGGTGTTGTATCTTTCCACACAGCGTGCCATCCAATCTTCCACCATGGCTCTTGGACGAAAATCTGTGTCCATTAGAAATTCCAGTGTGATGTCATTGGTGTAATCTGCTGTTTGAGCAAATTGACGGTCTAGGCCGTTGATACGCAAAGTTCTTACACCTATGTTTTTTCCAGGTAAAGAAGCCTGGTGGCATAAGAATGACAAGTCGTTGTTGTTGGATCCTAGCAAATCATTGGGAAAACTGACAAAGAATCTTTCTTGTCTTGCTAGATTGTTCTGTTTAACGAAGGCAAGGAATTGTTGTAGACTAGGAATATCTACAGGCGCAGTGATGTTCTGTTGTTCTAATCTTTTTGGTTCTGTCATTAGATGTTACTCCGTGCGTCGTTGAATACTTGATTCCGTGAAGCCTTCTCAAAGTTGTCAATGGGCAGCATGATGGTCTTTCTCCAATCTTTGGGATAGATTCTCATGATTCTGGATCCAATTTGCTCATACAAATACCGTTTCACTGCCACATTGGATCCTGGATATCTTGCCACGTTACTTAACAACTTCCAGGTCACCATCATTCTGGCATCTTCACCAAGACTTTCATCATCCACCATTTCCATCATTCTGTCCAACAACTTCATTCTAAACAATGGTGGAAGATAATGCATGTTCAATCCGTAGAAGCCGCCTGGTACTTTTCTGAAGATTATCACCACTGGTACTGTATCATAATATGGAAGTTTAGCTGACATCTTGGGGTCATACATGAACAGATACATACTACCCATTACTACGTTGGTCACAAACTCACCAATATCACTTCTCATCACCTTCTGAGGTTGAATATTGGTCATACCCAACTTACGAATCATGTCCTGATACCACCGGAAGGAACTGGTGGGTGTTTCTCGGTCACGAAGTTGTTGAATGGGATTAGTTGGCATTATGGTAAAATTCAGGGCTTGACTACTACTTGACAACGTGTTAGAATTACTATGTCCGGAATGATTTAAAAACTACTTACTATTTATAAGTACTCCCTAAATCCTTCTCTGTAACAAGCATGAATTCCCATCCGTTCTGAGAAGCAAAACGCCGTGCTGCTGTCCACTTGGCATTATTCACACCCCACTGCTTCACCTCTGATATAAATCTCTGGGTTTTCCGTTTGGGAACTTCCGGAGGTACGGTGAATCGGTGGGGTTTCACTTCCACTAGATATTTTTTCTTTCTGCCAGTTTTGTCTTGAACTTCTATGTAGAAATCCACATAGTATCTGTGGACCAGTCCATCCATGGGACTGACATAGGGGATGACAATTTCTTCACTGGCCCATCGTAGCACTGACTCATTCAAGTCACACCATTTCATGAATTTCAATTCATAGCTGCTACGATAGATGATTTCCATGACATCTCCCACGTATTTCTTGGGATTGTTGGGGATGAATCTTCCTTTGTAGGTATCTTTGGTATAAGCCATATAAATATCTGTAAAGTCTTTCAAGGAAACTATTTATGGCTGACGGCACACCAGCACCACTCATGAACTTCACAGCACGTGGTAATGCAGGAAGATACACCAGTCGTGCTATTGAACAGATGACAAAAGAGGGAATGGAAGTTTTCAGATTTCCCAGTGAGGTGGGAAGCAATGCCTATCCACATTATGTGATGTTTTTCATCACAGAAAGAAAGGGTCAAGCTGTTGGAGAAGCACCAGCACCTAGCAATTTTCAAATAGATGTCAGTTCTCAGAATCGTGTGGAACGAAAAGCTGGATTGGGAGTAGCGACTACTCTAGGAACCATCGGTTCTTTTGTAGGTGTTCAACAGGCAACCAAACAAGCTGTGGGCCCAGTGGCCCGAGATTTATCTAAAGCTACTGAAGTTCCTAACATCGGACCTGGCAAAGCTTTCAATCAACGTAAAAGAGAAGCAGTGAATCAAGCAGTCACAGCTGGTTCTATTGTGGCAGGTGTGGCAGGTGGTATCGCAGGCGCAGCCGTCATCACAAAAGAAGGTGCCAGCGGTGAAGATGTGGTGACTTTGAAAAAATGCATTGCATTGTACATGAATGATAAACCCAAAGTGTCCTATCGTGCCAATTGGCAAGACACAGATTTGGGAGCTATTGGTGGGATGGCCAAAGCCATCGGTGATTTAGGTACTGGTGTGGATTTTTCCATGGAGGGAGCAAAGAATCTAATGAGCAACACCCTGAATCTTTTGGCTAACTCAGGTGGTGCTGCAGCCAGCATCGGGTTGAACAAGGCACAAGACACATTCGGTAATTTTGGTGATTTGGCTGGTACAGTGAGTGTGACATCTGGTACAGCAATAAATCCTTTCAAAGCTCAATTGTTCAAGAGCATGAATTTCAGAACCTTTGATTTTCAGTACACATTGTTGCCTAAAAATGATGCAGAATCCATTCAAATTGATAACATTGTAAACACATTTAAAAAATACATGCACCCAGTGATAGGTACTGAAGAATTCTTTGTGGGATATCCCGCAGAATTTGCCCTACGGTTCTATTACAAAGGAAAAAAGAATCCACATCTATTCGACATCTCCAGTGCAGCTCTTGTTGACATGAAAGTGGAATATGGTGGTAATGATTTCGTCACCTTGAAAGATTCTCAAGGTCGTCCTGCTGAAGTCACTCTGTCTTTGAGTTTCCTAGAACTGGAATTGTTGGATCGTAAGCGTGTCACAGAAGGAGGATTCTAATGGAATATTTTTCCAAGTTTCCCTATCTGGTCACCACTAACAATGACCGTCCCATCTTCATACAAGATTTTCTTCGACGTGTGGCGTTGGGTGTGGATTTCACACAGAATGTAGTGGGTCTAGATGAATATCTGGTGTTGGATGGAGAAACACCTGAAATGGTCAGTCAAAAATTCTATGGTAGGCCTAGCTATCATTGGGTGTTGCTGTTGGTGAACAACATCACAGACCCAAGAGAAGAATGGCCTATTCGTGATGGCAAAGTCACGGACCTGGTGTATCAAAAGTATGATTTCACACTCACAGTGCCTTCTGGTGCAGCATATAACATTGATGATGTGATTACTTCAGATACCGATGGAAAATTTCTAGTTACATCAAAAAGCGGCAACACAGTTTATCTTCGCTCACAAGTAGGTAAAACCATCATCACAACTTCTTCCATTCTTACAAACACCACAACTGAAGTGGAAAATCTTACTGTGACAGCAGTAACAGATCCTGAAGAAGCTGTGCATCACTACTATGACCCAGAAATAGGTTACATTGTAAGTGAATCCTTTTCTGGCACCACAGTTCCTGTGCCCAACTATGAACATGAAATCAATGTGAATGATGCCAAACGCAATATTAAAATATTGAATCCAAAATTTCTTTCATCATTTGTATCTGAGTTCACAACTAAAATTAACAGTTAATGACCGAACAACTATATAATGCCGGCGAAGTTATCATAGAGAAACTTTCTATACTGTCCGGTAGAAAAAGATATGACATTAAAGATTTTATGTTGGAAACAGTTATCTTCGAGGATATCTTTTCCAACACCATGTCCGGTTATGTGGTAATAAAAGATTCAGCAAGTTTCATCACTCAATTACCCTTGATAGGTGGAACTGAATTGATTGAAGTGAAATTCAGAACACCTCAGTATTCCTCATCTATTGAAAAAACATTCTTCATCACTGGAATTTCTGAACGCATTCTAAGTGAAAAAACACAGGCTTATGTGTTGAACATGATGTCCAAAGAAGCACTAACAGACAACATCACCAGAGTTAGTAAAAAGTTTTCTGGTACCACTCATGACATCATTGGAAAAATATACAAAGACTATCTGTTCAATAACAAAACTTTAATAACTACAGAAGCACATTCTAGCAGTTTAAGTGTGGTGTCTCCTTACTGGTCACCATTGAAACTTATCAACTGGGTATGCAACAGAAGTTACAAAACAGTGCCTAACGTGTTGTTTTTTGAAGGTAATAAAAACTTCTATTTGGCTAGTGTGGAAAGTTTGATTCGTAAGGGTGTTCAGAATGTGTTTGGTGCATATTCTTATATTCCCAATGCCAGTCAACCTGGGTCCACAGATGTGAACACCAAATACAAAATGATACAAAGCATCAGTCCCGTCACCATGTCAGATGTGCTACGTGACCAGGACTTTGGATATTACAGCAGTAAACTGATTACCCATGACATCACCACCAAACAATATTTGGAATTCACAAGTGACCAGTATCAGTATCACAAAAAAGTATTCAATCTTCATGATAAAGGAAACACACAGACCTATTCAGAAAATGTTCCCAGAAATCCAGATGGCTTCAGAAGTGTGAGAACCAAACAGTTCAATATGTTTGAAGAAAACAAAGACCCAAATTATGAAGTCTGGGCTATGCAAAGAAACAGTTTAATTCAAGAAGCACAACATTTGAAATTGAACATCGAGGTGGCTGGCAGAACTGACATAGAAGTGGGTGTGGTGTTGAATCTCACTATTCCAAAAGCCACTAACAAAGACATCACATCACAAAACATCAACAATTACATTGACCCATATCTTTCAGGTTTATATCTGGTGACAGCTATTCGTCATTCATTCTTGGTGAATAAACATACCATGTACATGGAAGTTATGAAGGATTCATTCAGAAAGCAAATCAATTAATTATGGAAAATTTATACGGCAACGATTTCTATTGGTGGGTAGGGGTGGTGGAAGACCGCCAAGACCCTATGTTTCTTGGACGATGTAAAGTTCGCATCGTGGGGTACCACACCCCAGATAAAACTTTACTACCTACTGAAGACCTACCTTGGGCCTATCCATTACAGCCCATCACTTCTGCTGCCATCTCAGGCCTAGGAACCACACCCGTAGGTCCCGTGGAAGGTACCTGGGTGACTGGATATTTCCGTGATGGTGAAGATTGTCAAGAACCTGTGATGATTGGAACCATGAGCGGTATTCCTGGGAAAAGCTACTATGAAAAATTGCGCGGCACCAGTAACTATGGATTTCAGGACCCAGAAAAAGTATATCCAAAATCTGCCTATTTAACTAACAGCGAACCTGACACCAACAGGCTGGCTCGTAATCAGAAGTTGAATGAAACCATCATCAAAGTGAAAGATGATGCTCGAGTGAAGGGCGTGAAAAAAGCCATTGAAGGCACTTGGGACCAGCCTCTGACAGCATATAATGCTGCCTATCCTTTCAATCATGTATTTGAATCTGAATCAGGTCACATCATTGAAATTGATGACACCAAAGACAATGAACGTTTGACCATGTATCACAAGGCTGGCACTCACATCGACGTGGATAGAAATGGCACCATGGTTCGTCGTGTGGTGGGAGACAACTATGAAGTATTTCTTCGTCACAACAATGTGTTGATTAAAGGTGATGCCAACATCACTGTGGAAGGCAATTGTAACATCTATGTGAAGAACAATTGCAATCTACAAGTGGATGGTGACATGAAGACCAACGTTCATGGTAACATTGAAATGAAAGCCGGGAAAAAATTCAGTTTAACTGCTGTAGATGGTATTGATATACACACAGACAAAACAATAAACATCAACTCCAATGAAAAGATTAACATGAAATCTTTACAGGGGTTAGTGATGACAGGGACTACAAAAACCACTATTGCCAGTCCTATAACAGAAGTTGCCATGTTGAAGATGAATGGTATGTCTGTCACACCAGCGCCACCAGTACCACCTGTTATTAATCCCCCATCTACAATTTCACCAAAGACACCTAAACTTCCCACCTTCCCAGATTTGATTGTCCCCACCCGTGAAGAAGTGTTGACATTCACATTGGATATGTTAGGTGAAAACTATGAACAGAATGCTGCTGTCATCAAACGGTTACAAGAAGAAGCCATCACTGATGGTGTTATCACCAGAGAAGAATTGAACCAACCACAACCTGCAGCTACTGCCACTGACAATCTTCCAGCTCCAGACCGTCCGCAGACTATTCCAGGATGTGCTGACATCACCAATCAACAACAAATCACTAACTCACTGAAGATTTCTGATTACTTCACGGTGGGTAACATTTGTAATGCTGCAGCTTCACAGTCCAGACTCAGAGCCTTCAATGGCAACACCGTGTATGACATGGCTTGTAACATGAAGGCCTTGGCTCAACAATGTCTGGATCCCATCAAGGACAAGTACTCCAACATGGTGATTACCAGTGGATTTCGAGACTTCATTCCTGAAGGCGGTGCTTTGAATTCTCAACATTTGTACGGTCAAGCTGCGGATTTGCAGTTCAATGGAGTATCCAAGTTGGGGTACATGGAAATTGCAGCGTGGATCAAAGCCAATATTCCCTTTGACCAGCTGTTGCTGGAGTACAAGACCACAGGTAGTAAAATGCCTTGGATTCACATCACGTTCAATAGAAATGGTAATAGAAGAACATTTGGTACTTTCATGAATCACAAGTATGCAAGTGGCGGTCGGGGTGCGTTGTTGAATCTAGGAAACGTCTAAAGTAACCATATAAATATTCAATAAAAATGCCTATTCTTTCTCCTGCTAAACTATACAAAGACTTAGATTTGACATTTTCAGCTCATCCAGAGACACAGGATGTGTTGAAAAAAGTGGATTTGAATGCTGTTCGTCAATCTCTGAAAACGTTGTTGTTTACAGTTCCTGGAGAAAGACTGTTTCAACCTGAAGTGGGTTCTGGAATCACTGCATTATTGTTTGAGCCTGTGGATCCCATCACCACAGAAGTGTTGAGACAATCCATTGCCAACACATTAACTAGATTGGAACCCAGATTACAACTAGACAATGTGGATGTCGTCCCTAACGAAGATGAGAATGAATATGAAATCACTCTGTTCTTCACTATTGTAGGCATAAGTCAACCCGCATCACTCACAGTAACATTAGAGAGATTACGATAATGGCAGAAATCACAGTAACAGAATTAGACTTTGATACAATTAAAACCAATCTAAGAAACTATCTGGCATCACAGTCTGAATTCACGGATTATGATTTCACAGGTTCTGCCTTGTCACTTCTGCTAGATGTGTTGGCCTACAACACCCATTATAATGCTGTGTTAGCCAATCTTCAAGCCAATGAAATGTTCATTGATACTGCCATCAAAAGAAGTTCTGTGGTGTCTCTAGCTAAAATGTTGGGATATTCACCACGTTCCACAACATCAGCAAAAGCTACAGTCAACTTATCTGTAAACAAAACAGTATCACCAGGCCCAACTCTATCCATCACACCCAGTACAAAATTCAACGCTTCAATTAACGGCAGTTCATACACCTTCTATGTGAATGAATCACAAACTGCTACTGTGAATGGAGAAAACAAATATGTGTTCACAGATGTAGAATTAGTTGAAGGTGTTCGTTTAACTAATGATTTCATCATTGGTACCGATAATCGCTCCGGCCCATTAGTAATTCCTAACGCCAATGTGGACACCACCACGATTGAAGTGGATGTTCAGAATTCAGTGGGTGACTTGACATCAACCACGTGGACGAAAACCTCCAATATCGTGGACATCACATCTACTAGCAAAGTGTTCTGGGTGGAAGAAAACAACAAAGGTGAATATCAAATTGTATTCGGTGATGATGTGGTGGGTGCACAATTAACAACAGGAAACATTGTCACCATCACATATCTGGTATCAGAAGGAGCTGCAGCTAACGGAGCACGTACATTCACTCTAGTTGGCGACATTGATGGAGAAGATGAAGTGGATATCACCATCATCTCTGCTGCCGCCGGCGGTTCTGCTCCAGAAAGTATTGATAGTGTTCGATTCAATGCTCCCAAGTTCAATGCCAACAGAAATCGTGCCATCACCACTGAAGATTATCGTACACTCATCAAACAGAATTTAACCAAAGCTCGAGAAGTCACTGTCTGGGGTGGTGAAGAAAATAGTCCCCCAGTGTATGGCACGGTGTATATTTCCATTGACCCCATCTTTGGGTCTGTGTTGACAGAAGCAGATAAAAATTTTGTGAAAGAAACAGTGCTTCGTCCACGCAGTGTGATGAGCATCAAACATGAATTTGTGGATCCTGATTACTTGTATTTGGGTTTAGAAGGAGTAGTGAATTTCAATCCTAAGATGACCAACTTGAAAGCATCAGATTTGTCTGTGCTTGTGAAAGCAGAAGTTGAAGATTACTTCAATGATGAACTAGGAACTTTAAGTAGGACGTTCTTCTTATCCAGAGTTAGTGAACGTGTGAAACTGTTGAACACCTCTGTGGTAAGTTCTTTGTTTAAAATGCGTTTGCAAAAACGTCTGCCTATTGGAATTAGTTCCACATCAGGTTATACAGCTACGTTAAATTATTTGACCGCCATTGACCCAGAAACAATTCGAAGCAGTAATTTCATCACAACTATTAGTGGCTTGCGATATAATGGGTATCTTCAGGACTTCAGTAATGACGCTGTACAAAGTGACACTGGATACGGCACCATCAAATTTGTAGACCGTAATACCAACACACCTGTGGCCACAGTAGGTACAGTGCATTATGATGGAGGCATCATCACATTGAGCAATGTCATTGTTACTGAATATCTAGGAAATGTAGACAAGTTGTATCTAAGCCTCCGTCCTCAACCGTTGTATCAAAACATCACCAGTGGTACGGTACGAACATCAGACGTGGAAACATTTGCAGTGGCAGCTCGAGCAGCAAAAAACACCATCATCACATTAGATGATAGCCAAAATAATTCCACGGCTAACATCACACCTGGTCTAACAATTAGCTGTCGTCCATACACACAACAATAATGTCCATCAAGAGAAAGTTACATCACTTAGTTTCAGGACAACTTCCTGAATTTGTGCGGGTGGAATACCCGCAGTTTGTAACGTTCCTGGAACATTACTATAGATTTTTGGAACAACAGGGTGAGGCCCATGATGTTCTGTTAAATAACGCAGATTGGACAGACATTGATGTTACGCTTGACACCTTCATTCCTTATTTTAGAAGTCAATATTCTTACGATTTTCCAACAGACACTTTAATTACCAATCGTAAGTTAATCAAATACATCAATCAATATTATGAAGCCAAGGGGTCAGAAAATGCCACGGAGATGTTTTTCCGTTTCATGTTCAATGACACGGCTACTGTAAAATATCCTGGTGATTATCTTCTTCGTGCATCTGATGGTCGTTGGAGCAGAAAACGTTTCATCAAAGTGGACACCACACGGTTCCCTGATGAAAACATCTTTGAACTGAAAGAAAAAATTGTTACTCTGAAATATTTGGAATTCATTTCAGGTGTGGGGAGTTTTGTTCGTACCACCACCACACGGTGTTTGGATGTCTATGAAACTTCTCGACCCAACATTTTTCAGTTGGAAGTGGATATCAATCCCAACTATGTGTTTCCAGATGATATTGTGGCAGACACCAGTTTGGCAGCTAGTTTAGGTAACTACGACACACACGTATATGTGCAATTTGTAGGTGCCGCCACAACAACCTATGGCACCATTTCAAAACAGTTGACAAGTGTTGTAAGTATTGATGAAGCAGGTAGTAAATTTCGTCGAGATGACAGTTATTTCATTTCAGAAACAGGTATTGAAGGGTTGTATTTCGCGGGTGACTACACAGAAGTCACCACAGGATCAGCCGCCTACGCTTATGAAGCACTACAAAACAACGCCATTGTTCGTATCGTAAAAACTGAAAACACACTGGCTGAACAATACTTCTTACAAGATTACACCTTGTTCGGAGATTATGCATCTGCTCCAACCCGGGGTAAAATCAAGCTGTTGTCCATTGTGGACAGCGGTGAAAAGTTCCTGGTTCGTAAGACAGGTGTAATTGAATCTGTCACCATCTTGGATGGTGGTTCAGGATATGCCACAGGCGCCACAGACGTGGTGTTGGTGGGTGATGGTACTGGTGCTGACTTTCGTGTGTTGGTGTCTGGGGGTAAAATCACACAAGTTGCTGTGGTGAATGGTGGTGCCAACTACAGCAATGAATTGGATCCAGTCACCGGATTACCTCTGACTGCACTGACAGTCTCAGGGTCTGGTACTGGGGCAGTTCTAGAACTAGTGATATCCACGACCTTCACACCGGTGAAGACCTTCACAGTGGATTTCAACAATGGTAGAGCAGGTGCATCACCCGCAGAAATCACGTTCTCAACTGGCCACATTTATCATGCACCAGGTGAGTTCCAAGATAACGCAGGGTTCTTGTCTGACATCATCAAGGTGCAAGACAATGACTACTATCAACCCTATTCTTACGTCATTGAGACCACAGAACAACTATCTAACTGGAAAGATACCTACTTAAAGAGCACACATCCTGCGGGCTTCAAGATGTTTGCCAACTTGCTATTGACAGGTGTGTTGACACCTTCAACAGTAACAGTGGAAGATACATTCACTCAGACAGATATTGAAGACCTTCCATATCGTGAATTGTCAGAAACGTTGACATTATCTGAGGGAATTGCAAAGACCATTAGCAAACCATTTACTGAAAATGTCACATTAAGTGAAACATTCAACGCTGCCATTGTGTACTTGTTACCTTTGAGTGAGGCAGTATCTTCCACAGAAATTGTGACATTCAACATCTCAAACACTAGAACTGATGTGGTGTCCAGTGCTGATGTGTTGACCAAGAATGTTAATAAGAGTTTGTCAGACAGCGTAACCATGTCAGACAACATGACACGAAACAATTCTATTGCTCTCACGGATTCTGTGAATGTGTCTGACAGCTTACTCTACAACTTCAATCAACAAAATGACGCCACATCAGATTTACAAGATGATGTGAGCATGTCGGATGCCCCAGTTCTGTCCATTAGCAAACCATTCTCTGATGTCATAACAGCAACAGATGTGGCAACCACAACTGCTCAACCATTCAAATCAGACACAGTAAGCACAACTGAAGTAGTTACATTCAATACAAATATGGCACTTGTTGATACTCTTACAGTGTCAGACTCTTTGGTGAGAAATTTCAATCAACAGAATGATGCCACATCTGATTTACAAGATGATGTGTCAATGACTGATACATTGGTGTTGAACACCAGTAGTGTGTTGTCTGATAGTTTCAACAAGTCAGACAACGCCACTTTGAATGTCAATCTTGTGAAGTCTGAAACTGTGAACACCACTGACGTATTGACCAAGAACATCAGTAAAACTCTATCAGATAGTCAAAGTACAACAGATGGGTTGGTATCTTCAGTTTCTAAATCATTAACTGAGTCAGTGTCCACTTCTGACAACTTAGACTTGTTGATTGTGATTCCTGTTTCTTTAACAGACACTATTACCACATCTGAAACTGTTGTGAAGGAATTAGACTTCACACTTACAGATACATTGTCTGTGTCTGACACTATGGTTCGTAATTTCAACCAATTGAATGACGCAAGTAGTGACTTGCAAGAAGATGTCACAATAGGAGATGATGTGGCATTGAGTCTGGATTATGTGATTTCAACAGACACAGTAACCATATCTGATGTGAATATCACAGACATGGGCAAGAACATCACAGACACGGTCACCACAACAGATGCAGGTGGTTCTGTGGTTCTGGAAAGTTATTTTGCTGAATCCTATGTAACCACACAAACAACTACGTCCACTTACGTGGGAACCGTCAGCAGTTTCTAAATTTTGTATAAATACTAGTATTGATTTGTAGTTTCATCAACTTAAAAACCAGAGGAAAAAATGGAAGAACTAATCAAAGCAACAGGTAAGGTGAAGATTGTACTACATGATGAAAATGGTGTAGTAAGAGAAGAACGTGAAATTGACAATCTAGTGGTAAGTGTCGGTAAGGCTTACATCACTTCACGTATGATTGGCACATCATCAAACGTGATGTCACACATGGAAGTGGGTACAGACAACACAGCAGCCGCAGCTGGTAACACAGGTCTAGGTGCAGCTGTATCTTCATCACGTACTGCATTGACATCATCAACACAAACCACCTCATCAACTACCAATGACTCTGTGCAATATGTTTGCACATTCCCAGCTGGTACTGGTACAGGTGCTCTAGTAGAAGCAGGTATCTTCAATGCTTCATCAGCAGGAACCATGTTGTGCCGCACTGTGTTCTCAGTAGTGAACAAAGGTGCTTCTGACGCTATGACCGTAACTTGGACTGTCACACTTTCATAATTAAAAACTAATGCCAGCACTATTGCCGATTAGGTTCCGGACGGAACTCGCACGCAGTTTTCACCGCGATGTAGTGAACACTTTGAATGTGCCTAGTGGAGAGTTGAATACTCTGAACACACTAGACACCACGATGTACACCTATTCGGCAACTGCTGGTGATGATACGTTTTCAGGTGAAGATATCAAAGGTAAAACGTTGAGTTACACTCCTGGAAGAATTGAAGTGTTTGTAGATGGTGATAAAATTTTAACTGATGATTACATCGCTACAGATGGTACTAGTGTGGAACTTTTAACACCTACTGGTGAGGAAGTCACCACACTAACCATCAACGGCATTGAATTTGCAGACACGGCTGTAACAGTAGGGTCTGATACCATCACCTATGTGGACCATGGATTTAATGAAGGTGATAAGGTAATTTATTTTGAAAATGGTGCCACAACAGGCATCACCAATCTTGTGAATGCTGTATCATACTATGTGATTTTCATTGATGATGACACCATCAAATTGGCTACTAGTCGTGCTTTTGCAATTGCTTCCTCACCCACTGCCATCAATCTTGCTGGATCTCCTTCTGGGTCAGCATTTCAATTAGTGTTGGTGGAAGAATACATTGAAGGAGCTGTTGTAGATGAACAAATGATGAATTTACATGGCATCAATGTGCCTACCACTGGTGTGAACACCTCCACAGAAACCATCACCTCCACATCCCATGGATTTTCCAATGGTGATATTGTAACTTATTACAACAATGGGGGTACTAGTATCACAGGTCTAACTGATGGTACTGAATACTATGTTGTGAACGCAGCTGTAGACACCTTTCAACTGTCATTGACCTCCGGTGGGTCAGCCATCAATCTTACCGGCACAGGTAACAGCTATCAAGCATTTCTTAAAATTGATAACACCTTGTACTTACCCAATCACGGTTTTGTAACCGGACAAGAAGTTACCTATGCAGAAGATACTGGTAGCATCGCCACACTCACTGATGCCACTAATTATTTCACAATTAAAGTATCAGCCAATGTAATTAAGTTGGCATCTAGTTTTGCCAATGCTACAGCAGGAACTGCCATCAACATCACACCTTTGTTTGGATTAGGTGATACCACTTTGACAGGTCCTTTGGATCAAACTGTCACCATCAATACATTCACCATCACCAATTATCCAAATCCACATGATTATTTCTATGTGTTTTTGTCTCGTCCAACAGCTTGGGCCAATGACTCAACACCACCAACTCCTGTGGATTGCCGAAGTGATGATAGTGCCATCAAAAGAAACATTCTAGGTGTGAAAAAGGTGAATCCTAGTGACATCACCATGCTGGCAAACAGAATTGATTGGACCACAGCCACAATATACGACCAATATGATGATACTGTGAACATGGCCAGTCAAGATTTCTATGTGTTCAACAGTGACAACTACCGTGTATACAAATGTTTGAGTAATAACAATGGAAATCCATCCACAGTGAAACCTAGTTTCTCAGAAGTAGGTCCCAAAACCTTATCAGATGGATATGTGTGGCAGTTGATATATGAAGTACCTGCTGCTGACCGTGTGAAATTTCTGAATGATGATTACATTCCTGTGAAGTTCTATGGCACTTCCACACGATTTGACCATAATGGAACTATCAGTGAAATCATTCTGGATTCGCAGGGGTCAGGATACACAACAGCACCTATTGTGGTTATTGTTGGTGATGGTGTAGGAGCCGAGGCCACCGCCACGGTGTCAGCTGGACTGGTCACAGAACTAACACTTACAAACGGTGGTTCTGGATATAGTTTCGCCTTTGTTTCCATCATTGGAACAGGCACAGGTGCCACAGGATCTGTAACAATTGAAACCACAGACCTTCCAAACATCATCAATCAAAATGTTGCTGGATATGCGGTAGCCACCAACGGACAAATTGACTTCATGGAAATTGTGGACGGAGGTTCTGGATACGCACAAGCCACCACCACAGTAACCATCAATGGTGATGGTGAAGGTGCGTCTGCTTCTGTCACAGTAGTGGACGGTGAAATTACCGCAGTCACCATCACAGACCGAGGAACAGGATATACATTTGCTGATATCACAGTGAATGGTGATGGTACAGGCGCAGAAATTACAGCTACCATTTCACCACAAGGCGGCCACGGGTCCAATGTTCCTCAAGAATTGTTTGCCACCACTGTTGGCATCACAGTGAACATTGAAGATTTTCTAGATGATTTCTTCTTGGAGAATGATTTCCGGCAATACGGCATCATTAAAAATTTGAAGGAGTTTGGAGATGAACGATTGTTTTCTTCCAACACAGGCAATGGATGCTATGTTATTGAAGTGCCAGATGGTACCGAATACAATTTAGATGATGTGATTGAAACAGACAGTGGAGGAAAATATATTGTAGCATATGTAAATGGAGAAATCATCTATCTGCTACCTGTGATAAATAGTCTTACCGATGAGTCCATTTTAGAGAACATCACAACAGGCCAATCAGGATTGACCATTGTTGCAGATTCTGTGGTGCAACCAGAGACTTCTCAGAAGTCTGGTGAAGTTATTTACTACAATAATATCACACCACTACAACGTCAAGCTGAACAAACTGAAACATTCAAATTGTACATCAACTTTTAATAATCTATGGCTAAGCTAAATCTCAACACCTATCCATACTATGATGATTTTGACCTAGATAAAAACTTTCATAAAGTTTTATTTAAGCCTGGATATGCTGTACAAGCACGTGAACTTACACAACTACAAACCATCCTTCAAGACCAAGTAAAACGCTTTGGCGATAACATCTTCAAGGAAGGTTCTGTGATTTCTGGATGCCCAGAATCCACAAACTTTGGTGTGGATGTTGTGAAAATTTTGGACACAGATACCTCAGGTCAAGAAATCACTGATGCTGCTTTATTGGCATTGGAAGGTAAAACTTTGGTAGGTGCCACTGATAATGTAAAGGCTGTGGTGAAAAAAGTTGCCACAGGTACTGAAACAACCACGTACAAAGCATTGTTTCTACAATACATCTCACAAGGTGACAGTGGTGCCACAGAAACATTTGCAGCAGATGAAGTTCTTACACAATCTGATGATGAAAATGTCACTGTTATCATTGCGGATGTGTCACAGACACCTATCACAAAAGGTTCTTTGTTTTCTGTAGGTGATGGTGTGGTGTATGCCAACGGTTATTTCATTCGTCATTACTCACAAACTATTGTACTAGAAAAGTACAGTGAAACACCTAGTAAAAAAGTAGGATTTTTAGTGAATGAAGAAATCATCACATCAGATGATGATGAAACATTGTTGGATCCAGCACAAGGTGCTTTCAACTATACAGCTCCTGGTGCTGACAGATTCAAACTGTCCACAGAACTAGTGGCCTATCCTATCAATGAAGTTGTGGAAGGTTTCTTCATTTTATATGAAGTGAACGCAGGAGCCATCAGTCGCCGATATGACCGTTCACAATATGCAGAATTGAACAAGACTTTGGCACGTAGAACCTATGATGAATCAGGTGACTATGTGGTTCGTCCGTTCAACTATCACATCCGTGAACATCTTGTGGATGATGACACCGATGGTGTCTACACTTCAGGACAAGGTGGTGACAACGGCAAGTTGGCACTGGGTGTGGAACCAGGCAAGGCATATGTTCGAGGATTTGAATACGAACTGTTTGCCACCAAGTATCTGGATGTTGTGAAGCCCACCGACACCAGAGAAAGAACAGCCATCAAATTGTCTACCGCCTATGGCAACTATTTGATTGTTGATGAAATGTGCGGAAGCATTCCAGCTAACGGTGCTCTGGTGTCACTACGTGGAGCAGCTGCAGGCGCTGTCACAGCTGGCACCTACTCCTCAACATCAGCACCAGGTTCACAAATTGGTACTGCACGTGTTGCCACAGTGGAATATATCTCAGGTACTCCTGGTGCAGCAGCTGCTAGATACAGAGTGTATTTGTATGATATTGACATGACTGGTGGTAGTGTTGCTGATATTGCTGGTGTGTATTATGATAACGCATCCAAAGACTTCCATGCAGACGTGGCTGTTACACCAGCAGAATTGAAAGAATCTACATTCTCACCTTACATCATTCCCACCACCTACAACTATGTCAAGACATTACAACCAACCACACTTGACAATTCATTCACATACAGAAAACATTTCACCTCAGTTGCTGTAGCCGCCAACGGTTCAGCTTCCATCAGTGTGTCGGGTGATGAAACATTTGCTTTCACTGCTAGCAACGATGCCACCATCTTGGCTGAATTCATCGTGATTGCAGAAACCACTGTCAGCACAGGTAGCACCATCTACACAGCCGGCGAAGTCATCAACATGACTGGTGGTAACATGACCGTGACACCTGGTACCAACACCATCAACTTCAACATCTACACACCAGGAAGTTTGACAGGTTCTCCCACGGTGTCCGTGTTGGCTTCAGTGTCACGCTCAGATGTTACACCAAGAACAAAAACTTTGAACACTAACAGATATGTTAGAATTCAAACCACAAAAAAGTTAGGATTCATTAGTGGTAGCACCTATCTGGTAGGTACAGCCAGTACATCATCAGCAAATATTACATTTGCCTATAATGCTTCTGTAGACATCACAACTGAAGATTGTCCTGTAGGAAGCAAAATTTATACATCAGCAAATGCACTACTAGGAACTGTATCATCAGTGACACCTAAGAATGATGGTACTTCAACAGGTCCCATCATTGTATTGACTGCTAATTCAGCCGCCACCATCACTACTACAGGTAGCACACCTCTTCGTGTGGTGCATCCAAACTGGGATGTGGTGGCTAAAAAGTTCACAACCTCAGCTTCACTGGGCTTGTATGACATCTATGCTTTGGATTACATCAAGGCAGGCGGCGTGGAAACCAGCTGGGCCACCGTCAACAGCTCAGGTGATGACCTCACAGCACAATTCAAAATCAAAAATGGTCAAACTGATAGCCACTACAATCTAGGAACAGTAGATGGCGGATTTTTAGAAGAACGTCGATACGTGGTTCGGTTGGATCACTTCACACATAATGCGGGTGCCTTCTTTAACGTAGATAGCTATCCATTACCTGCTCAAGGTAGTAGCCCAACATCCACACAGATTGACTGGCACAAGATGCCTGTGTACATGGCTAGCAATGGTAAGAAATATGAAATGAGAGATAGTTTGGATTTCCGTGTCACAGTGGCTAACGTGGCAACATCCACAACTACTTTGACATCATCCAACATCAATCCCATCGGTTACACATCATCCACCAAGGCCTTCACTGGATTCACTCCACATTACATCCCACATCCACAAGAAGAATTCACGACAGATATTGAATGGAATCTCCCCCGTGTGGATCGTGTGATTCTGGATACTGATGGTAACTTCACAGTGATTGAAGGACAGGCATCAGAAAATCCACTTACACCTAGACTGCCAGCCAATTGCATGGACTTGGGTATTTTACAAATGCCGCCTTTCCCTGCACTGTCTCCTAAAGCAGCCAAGTTAGCTGGACGACCTGCCAATGCCTCAAGCTTCAGCAAGGCAGATTTGCAACGTCGCTACACCATGGCAGACATTGGTGTGATTGAAAAACGTTTGAGCAGTTTGGAAGAATTCACTAAGTTGTCTTTCTTGGAACAAAAGACCATCAACACCTTGATATATAATGATACAGGTGAGGAACGATTCAAGAATGGTGTGTTGGTGGATTCATTTGATAGAGCTGACAGAATCAACTTGGTGAATGAAACCAATAATTGTTTGATTTATCAAGGTTCTTTGTCCCCACGATTAGATGCAGACCCCATTGATTTGGAAGTGTCTAGCACTAGCAGTGTGGTGCTAGCTCCCACAGATGCTAAGATTGTGGTTCGTCAAACTGTAGGTGCTGTTAACTTTGCTATTGGTGAAACAGTATCACAAGCCACATCAGGCGCCACTGGTGAAGTGGAACATCGTGTGGAAATTGCTCGAGGCGGTAACTACAAGTGGGTGAGATTGTATCTAGTGAACTGCACTGGAACATTTGTTGCTAACACAGCATACACTATCACCGGTACCACCACAAGTACAACAGGTCTCATCACCTACACTGGCATCACAGCTGCCATCTTGGCAGAAGATTTCCGTCCAGACCTAGTGAACTATCCATCTGATGGTGAAATTGCCACTCTGCCTTATGAACACGTGGTGTTCTCAGAAAATCCATATGCCTCAGAATCAGTATCAGTAACTAACAATGTAGTATATGGATATGAAGGTAGCATCGGCTTGATTCCAGCAGAAGATGTCTGGTATGAACACAGAACACAACCACAAGTCATCAATCACTACAACACGGAAGTTATCATCAAGGAAGTAGAAGTACAGAAAGAAGTGGTTCGTGAAGTGGAAAAAATCGTGGAAGTACACATCCCTGTGCCATGCATTGATGAATTCAAGCCGCATATCTTGCCTCCTCCTCCTGAGAAGAAAGAAAAACCAATTGTTCCTATGTTCATTGAACAAGAATGGAATTTGAAGCCAATTAAAATTGATTCTGTGGGAGGTGCTTTAGGACCACCAGTCATCATTTCAGTAACACCAACAATTATTATTGAAGGACAACCACCGGTACTTCCAGATGATTCACCAGCACCACCAGAAGAAGTACCACCAGCCTACACAGAGCCTGTCATCTACGGTGGCGGCGGCGGCCAAGCCAATCCAGTTGTGTACGGCGGCAGCGGTACTGGCTGGAAAGGTGGAGAAAATGAAGCCATCTCCACTTATGCCTTCCAAGATGTCAACGCAATTTAACAGTTAAATAAACATGACAACACCTCCAATTATACAGCAGCCTACTGACGAACCATTACCGTATATGCGTAGTGCTTCCGTCAACTTCAATGCCAAAGGATTGAAGCCAAACACTCGCGTATATCCCTTCTTTGATGGACAATTGGTAACAGACCATTGTAGAACTAGTTCTCAAACGGCTTTTGGTGGTAGTTTAATTACTGATACCAACGGTGAACTCACTGGTGTGTTTCGTATTCCTGCAGAAACATTCAAGACAGGAACACGCGTGTTCACCCTCATCAATCATCCCTCTGACCCAAATGCTCAGACAGATTGTGTAGCTATCACTACCTACAATTCTTTTGGCGCCATCACATATGATAGTGCCAAGATTGCAGCTACAAGAGCACCTAATATCACATTTGCACGTTCCACATCACCCAGAGAATTGTCTGTGGAACGTACCGTTACAGTGAATCCATCCACTACAACATTCAAGGATCCTGTGGCACAAACCTTCTTTGTATCTGGTTTGGATAACGGTATTTTCATCACCAAGGTGGATGTGTATTTCAAAACACGCCCTTCTTCAGCAACCGTACCTATCACATTACAAATTCGCACCACTACTAATGGAAATCCTGGCACAGAAATTGTCCCATTTAGCACAGTTACCTTATATCCTAAAGATGTGAATGTGTCTACTGATGCTTCTGCACCTACACAATTTACATTTGAATCACCTGTGTACTTGAAGAACAATGAAGAATATGCCATTGTGCTTCTTCCTGCAGGTGGTCGTGAAGGTTATGAAGTCTGGACAGCCGTGTTAGGTCAAAACAAAATTGGTACTGAAGAAAAAATTGACAAACAACCTTCTGCTGGTAGATTCTATGTGTCTAGCAACAGTGTAAGTTGGACTGTCTCAGAAACCAGTGATATGAAGTTTACGTTATATCGTGCTGACTTCAATGTGTCCAGCGGTACATTGTACTTGAAGAACAAGAAGATTGATTATCTTGGCATCAGTGCCAACTCAGTAGACATTTTAGTAGGCGACACACTAACGGGTGGAACCAGTGGTGCTATTGGTACTGTATTGAATTATGACCGATATAATGCTGTGGCACACACAGAAATAGTTTCTGGTACTTTCTCAGACGGTGAAACTGTATCCATCAAGAGAACACCAACTGCTTCCAGTGCAGGCACTGCCATCATCTCATTGGAACCTTATGAAGATGGTACAGAAGGTAAATTGATTCATCAAATGGCACCTGCCATCTCCTATGTGGAATATAATGATTCAGCATTGTCATTTGAGCATAAGATTTACAATTCTGCTGAAGTGGAACCTGCTGCCTACACTGCCATGAAGAAGGAAGGCATCTTCACATTAGGTGAAGAAAAGACTGTGTACTCACACAGCTATGAAACATTGGCTGGTGGTTTGAACATCACAAATGACACCTTGGGTTCTGTGATGGTGAAGGTGAATTTTGCCACCAGCAACCCCAACATCTCACCCATCGTGGACATCACCAAGTCACAAATCATTGGTTATGAACACGTGGTTCGTAGTGTGCGTAGAACATTGTCTGGTACTTCCACCTTCAGTACAGGCAGTACCACAGTAACAGGTAAGACCACAGGTGATGAAACTGCATTCATCAATCAAGTCATCAATGGTTCTGTGTTGCGTAATTCAGAAGGCAAAGTGATTGGCGTGGTACGTGCCGTCACCGCCAGAGATAGCATCACATTGACCTCCAACGCCGCGGTAACAGGTACCGATGACATCATCACAGTGGATTATGAAGCCACAGATGTACAAGGCAACGCCAAATACCACACACGCTTTGTGTCTCTTCCAACAGGTTCTGAAGCAGATGACTTAATGGTGTTTTTGGACGCTGAAATCCCATCAGGTACGGACATCACATTGTACGCTAAACTAGTGGCTCCTGGTGACACCGTGGATCCCAAGAGCCGTCCTTGGACACAAATGGTGAAGAGCTTGAACAGCAACACATTGGGTGCTGGAGAACTAGTATACAAGTTCAATAAAAATGGACATGATGAAACCACTGTGGTGGGAGGATTGAACAGTTCTGGAGTGTTTGAATACACATCTAACGGTTCTGCTTTTAGTCAATTCACTGTGTTTGCTGTGAAAATTGTCATGACCAGTGTGGATTCCTATTACATCCCCAGGGTAAACAGCATGCGTGCCTTGGCATTGATGGCATAATATCATGGATGAACTAAAAATTCGTCGAGACAGTAACAGTTCTGCGGTTGTGAATACTGATTTAGAGGGGTTGGCAGCATATAAAGCCAGACGTTTCAGTAAAGACAAAATGAAAGAACTTGAAACTGATATAAATAGTGTAAAACAAGAATTAACAGATATTAAAAATATGCTCCAACTATTAATTGCCAATAGAGGATAACGATGTCCACACTAACCTTAAGAAACGTAAAAGGTACTCCACTCACAAATACTGAAGTAGACAACAACTTCAGTAATTTGAACACCGACAAGGTAGAAAAAGACGGTTCTACTACCATGACAGGTAAGTTTACTACTGTCACAAGTAGTTCTTCTACCGCTAGTATTCGTGTTGTAGCTGGTAGTGCTGATCCTTCATCACCTGTATCAGGTGACGTTTGGAACAATGCCGGTGATATCAAATACTACACAGGCTCAGCCACAAGAACACTTACAACACTTGATGGTGCACAAACACTCACCAACAAAACACTAGATGCCGCCATTGTTACCAATGGTTTGTATTTTGAAGGTGCCACAGCAGATGCCTTTGAAACACTTCTAACAGTAGTGGATCCCACAGCTGACCGAACAGTGACCATCCCAGATGCCACCACCACCATGGTGGGTACTGATGTCACACAAACATTGACCAACAAGACCATCAATCTTGCCAACAACACTTTGACTGCCACATCAGCTCAAATGTTGGCAGCAGTATCAGATGAAACTGGTACTGGTTTGTTGGTGTTCAATGGCAGTCCAACCATCACCACACCCACCATTGCACAAGTGAATGCATCAGCAGATTTCACTCTTGATGCAGCTGCTGACATCATTCTTGATGCTGATGGTTCAGACATCATCCTGAAGGATGGTGGTACAGAATTTGGTCGGTTGATTCAATCAGGTGGTCAACTAGTTATTGCTTCCAGTTCAAGCGCCACCACTGCCATCACCATGGCAGGTGCTGATGTTACATTAGCAGGTGATGTTACTGTGAATGGCAATGACATTAAGTCCTCAACTGGCGCCACAGCTCTAACATTGAACGCTTCTGATGTGGAAGTGAAGGGTGATTTGACAGTAACAGGTAATGACATCAAGTCCTCAACAGGTGCAGTTGCCATCTCATTGAGCGGTAATGCAGTCACCATCTCAGGTGATTTGACTGTGAATGGTACCACCACAACAGTGAACAGCACCACTGTAGACATTGATGATTTGAACTTGACAGTAGCCAAGGGTAATGCCACAAACGCAGGTGCTGATGGCGCAGGTCTAACTGTGGAAGCCACAACTGCAGGTAACAAGACCTGGGCCTATAACAACGGTACTAATTCTTGGCTCAGCTCAGAACACATCAACATCCCAACAGGCAAGAACTATCTCATCAACGGTTCACAAATTGCTGCTTCCAACTTGAGCAACGGTACCACAGGTTCAGGTTCTGTTGTGTTGGCATCAAGCCCAACACTCACCACTCCTGCTCTAGGTACTCCTTCATCAGGTACATTGACCAATTGCACAGGCCTTCCAAATGCTGGCTTGGTGAACAGTGCAGTAACAGTCACAGCAGGAACTGGTATGTCAGGTGGTGGTTCAGTATCACTTGGTGGTTCTGTGACATTGACTAACGCAGGTGTAACCTCTGCTGTAGCAGGATCAGGCATCAGTGTGTCAGGTGGCACAGGCGCCGTCACCATCACCAACTCAGGTGTTACCAGCAATGTGGCAGGCACGGGTGTCACTGTGTCTGGTGCCACAGGTGCAGTCACCATTAGCATCGGACAAGCTGTAGCAACCAGCTCCAATGTTCAATTCAATTCATTGGGTGTGGGTACAGCAGGCTCAGGTACAGCAGGTGAAATTCGTGCCACCAATGAAATCACAGCGTTCTATTCTGACGCTCGTTTGAAGAACTTCCATGGCACCATCCCAAATGCACTAGAAAAAGTAACTTCATTGAATGGATACTACTTCACAGAAAATGAAGTGGCCAAGTCACTAGGTTACAACAATGACAAAATGCAAGTGGGTGTTAGCGCTCAAGAAGTGCAAATTGTTCTTCCTGAAGCTGTAGCACCTGCACCTATTGATGAACAATACTTGACCGTGAAGTATGAGAAGTTAATTCCAGTATTAGTAGAAGCCATCAAGGCCTTAAAGTTGGAATTAGATGAAGTGAAGAAGAATTGCAACTGCACTAAATAATTTTGGCCTTCTAGGGGTTCACAATGGGTATAATTCCAAATACAGGTTCAGCAATCACCATGGGGCGAGTCCGTAACGCATACGGTCTCTCAGGCCAGGTGGCACTGAGAGCTAATTTAGGTGCACAAATTGGCATCACAACCGGTCAAATCCGGTTGTCCACAGACTTCGGTGGTAGAACCACACCAAACACCTACTAAGACTTGACAAAATTGTAGCACATATATAAATTGTTTTATACTATTTTCATGTGGAGTGATAATTATGACAGACATTACCTTTGACACATTACTGAATGCCATCAATGATAACCCATCGGAATACGAAGAACGTTATGTCCGATGGGTTTCCATTGGGTATGACAAAAAGAAACTCACGGAACTTCTGTATGAATTGAAGTACCTGAAAGAAGCCAACACATGGCCAGAGCGTATTGCCTTTCTGGAAGATGTTCTAGCTCAACATGACCCAGAACATTTGTTGAACCTTCTGAACAATGATTTACAGACCACACGGTTTGCCATGATTGAACGATGGGCTCGTCAAGCCGCCATGGAAATTCTTATTTTTGATAAGTACAGTATTGATACATTAAATACTGTGACTCAGTTTCCTTTAGCTGACTATCAACTATTTGTGAAACGTGTATATGAAATCACGGGAATGATTCGTGACATCACCACACAATCCACCTCATTGGCAGCAGGGGTAGCTGGTGTATGAAGAACATCTATGACTTAAGTATTTGGAAAACACGCCCCACTAAACTAGCCATTCTGATTCCATGTAAGGAATCCATGTACAGTTTGTTCACAACTGCATTGGTGGAGTTGGTGAAAACCACTACCATGGCAGGTATTGATGTTCATGTCATCTATGACCAAAGCACCATTCTGTTGGCTCAGCGTGAACGTCTGGCAAAACAAGCCATGAACATTAAAGCAGACTACGCTCTTTGGCTGGACTCAGACATGCTGTTTCCCAGCACCACTGCCATGAGATTGATGGGACACAATGTAGATGTGGTGTGCGCTAACTACATGAAACGTTCAGTCCCACTTCAAACTGTGGCGTACCCGGAACGAGGAAACTGGGACAACTGGTTACCACTAGAAGGTGACCAGGAACTGCAAGAAGTGGAAGGTGTGGGTATGGGGTGTATGATGATGAAAACAGAAATTTTAAAAAACATTGAACCTCCTTTCTTCAATTTTGAATACTATGACAATGATTGGCATGGTGAAGATTTTTATTTTCAAAATAAGCTTCGTCAAGCAGGACATAAGATTCTGATTGACATGAACCTAAGTTTTCAGGTTCGTCATGTAGGACAATGGGCGTTCGGTCCTAGCATCGGCACCAATGAAGAAAAACGTATTGATAATGAAGTGAAAAAAATCACAAAAATGAAAAAGGTGAGGAAGAATGCTGAATAATGAAACATGGCTGGCACATACTGACTTGTTTGAACAATATTGGATTCTGGAAACCAAGCCTTGGGTCCGGAGTCTTGGATGGTTCACGGACTTCATTGACACAGTGACAGATGCTAAAGGATGGGCCCAGGCAGGCGACAAAGAACTGTCAGCATTTGATTACGTGGACATCATTGATGCCAAGGGGTCTGAACGAAAGTTGTATCGGTGTAGCAATGGCATCACCTGGGAACACATTTCTGGCCCAGTCATCTTTGTGGTCCGTAAGGACGCAGAACAAGTGTTCATCGCAGGATGGGCTGGAGAACGCAAGGTGATTGAAAAAGCCAAGAAGGTGAGTGATGACCCATGGGAATGGCCAGACAAGATGATTATTGAAGTGGATCCTGTGGTGGCATTACACACATTGAAGGTACGTAGGACTGCCAAGAAGGATGCAGTTCCTGTGTTCTTTGCTAGCAACGGTGAAACCAATGCTGAAGAAAATTGGAATCATCTGGTGAAGATTTGTCCCCGTGCAGTTCGTATTGATGGCATTGATGGTCGTAGAAAGATGTTCCAACGTTGTGTGGATCTGGCAGGTGATGCCAAACAATTCTTCGTGGTGACTGGCAAAAACTTCATCACGGATATCACAGTGTTTGATTATCCCGTGGAAACCATTGCTGACGCTCACATCATCTTCCATGCCAAGAACATGAGCAACAGATTGCAATATGGTCATATGGGTGTGGTATGTTACAACAGCAATCTAGTGTTGAACACACCTGTGAACTTCGGTTTAGATTTCACACAATACAGCAAGACCATCACAGTTCCCAGAACTGTCAGTGAAGCCACATTCGCCACCACACCTTATGAGGCATGGAGAACAGCCTTCCGTGAGGCTGTGAAATTGACTGTGAGTTATGGTGAAGATTCACATCTGTGGTTGGATCGTTGGTTGGCATTTGCAGAAGGTCCTCATTCAGATTGGGTATTGATGGGAGCCAGAGAAGGAAATGCCTATGCAGAACAACACCGAGATGATAAAGATGCACTGAAAAAGACTGTGGATTGGAACTGGTTGCAAACATATTTTGAAGAAACTCACGGCTAACACCAGAACAATTATAAATAACTGTAGTAATCACTCTATGAACGAGAACGTCCATGGCTACAGTTAAGAACTTGGTGATTGACCAAGGAACAACTTTTTCGTTGACAATCACCGTGGCTGACGCTAACGGAAATGAGATTAATTTAACTGGTTACACCCTCAGAGCGCAGTTACGGAAAAGCTATGGAGCCACAAGCTACACATCTTTCACTGTGACATCTCCCACACCTACCACAGGTGATTTGACGATTGCGTTAACAGACACACAAACGTCAGCTTTGAAAGCAGGACGTTATGTGTATGATGTGGAAATTGTAGCACCTGCGGGTGAAGGTAGTGCTGTCACCCGCGTGCTAGAAGGTATCATCACAGTTACACCTGAGGTCACACGCTAATGGCATTGAAAGTCACAACCTCGGCTCAACCCAAAATCAACACCACCGTCAAAAAAGTTTCTTTGCCTTTGGTGAATCTTGAAGAATTGAAAAATGTGAATTCTGTAGCTCTGGAAGATGGTTATACTTTGGTATATGATGCTGATTTGGAAGAATGGGTCACACAAGCAGTCAGTTCATTAAATGTATCAAACATAGATGGTGGAACATTCTAACTAAGTAAACCACTCCAGGAGAAGTAACACATGACAGTAATTCAAATCAAGCGGTCCACAGGTTCTACCGCTCCAACCACAGGGGACCTGGCAGAAGGCGAACTAGCCTATGCTGAAGACCGCTCTGGTAATGGCGCTGGTGCAATTCTATACATTGAATCTGTACAATCAGATGGTACAACAGCAGTCATTGACAAAGTGGGTGGTAAGTACTACACCAACACTGTGGATTCTTTCTTGGATCCACGTGACGGCACCGTAGGTGATGCCATCGTATTGAAAGATGCTGATGGATCCAATAACATCACATTGAAAGCAGCAGCAACCATCGCTTCCAACTTCACACTGCAATTGCCAGCTGCAGATGGTAGCAATGGACAAATTCTTACAACCAACGGTTCAGGTGTGTTGTCATTTGCCTCACCTGCCTCATCATCATTCACCATTGCAGGTGACACAGGCTCAGACACGTTCAGTACTGGCCAAACATTGACATTCACAGGCGGCGAAGGCATTGACACCACCATCACAGACAATGTGGTGACCATCGCCGCTGAAGATGCCACTACCACCAACAAGGGCGTGGCATCATTCAACAGCACCAACTTCACTGTGTCAACAGGTGCGGTCACCATCAATTCTGTACAAGGTAGCAAGTTGGATGTCAATGGCAGCACAGCAGTTACCACATTGGCAGATGATGATGAATTCATTGTATATGATGCTTCTGCTTCAGCCAATCGTAAGATTACAGCAGAAAATATGGCTGACTATGTATATGCAGGATTCTCAGGTGACATCACAGTAACCGAAGCAGGTGTAGTGACCATTGCAGCTGACTCAGTGGCATTGGGAACTGATACTACAGGTAACTATGTGGCCACTGTGGCAGGCACCACCAATCAAATCTCAGTATCAGGTTCAGGTTCAGAAACTGCTGCTGTCACCATCGCATTGACCAATGACGTGGCATTGGTGGGTGATTTGACTGTGGGTGGCAATGACATCAAATCTTCAGGTGGCACAACTGCCATTACTTTGTCAAGTGCAGATGTTTCTATCGCAGGTGATTTGACAGTAACAGGCAACGACATCAAATCTTCATCAGCTACAGCATTGACACTTTCAGGTGCTGATGTCACTGTAGCAGGTGATTTGCAAGTTACAGGAAACGATATCAAATCTTCATCTGGCGCCACTGCCATCACACTTTCAGGCGCTGATGTAACAGTAGCAGGTAATTTGACTGTGAACGGTTCATCAACCATCATCAACAGCACCACATTGTCAGTAGATGATGTGTTGTTGAAGTTGGGAACTGACAACTCAGCTAACTCTGTGGATCTAGGATTTTACACGGAATATGTTGCATCTGCCACCACAAAGTATGCAGGTTTGTTCAAGGATGCATCTGATTCAGACAAGTTCAAGTTGTTCAAAGACTTGCAATCAGAACCTACTACAACAGTAAACACATCAGGTACTGGTTACAGCATTGGTACCTTGGTTGCCAATCTTGAAGGTGGCACTGTTTCTAGTCTAGCATCTGCCATCACGGTGGCAAACGGTGGTACCGGTGCTTCAACATTCACAACTAACGGTGTGTTGTACGGTAACGGAACAAGTGCTGTACAAGCAACTGCTGCTGGTACCAATGGATACTTCTTGTATTCCAACTCAGGCACACCTGCCTGGACCAATGTGATTGACGGTGGAACATACTAATAAATAATTGAGGTTCGTTATGGATTCACAGAAGTTTTTAAACAAATATATTGCATCCTTGGCCGAGCAAGTGAAAGGGTTGACAATGGAAAAAACCATGTTGACTACTCAACTTGCTCTGGCACAGGAAGAAATTGAAGAATTAAAGAAACAACTTTCGCAATCACCTGACCAAGAACATAGCCAATGGCATCAGTAATCAAGATTAAACGTAGTGAAACAGCTAGTGCCCTACCTACAACCACACATCTGGCAGTAGGTGAAGTTGCGTTAAACACAGCTGACCAAAAAATCTACGTTCGTGATTCTAATGATAACATTGTTGTTGTAGCAAACTATTCAACTGGAATCACGCAAGAAGATTTGGATCGTTTGGCGGCGTTGGAAGCTGCCACAGCTACCATTGTGTTTCCAACTGGTGACTATGGAAATCTTACCGCTTTGACACAAGATGCATTTGGTCAAGCCATCAGCGCAAGTTTTGATTGTCTAACGACACCTCTAGGTGCCATAGGCGAAAAAGATTTAGGCGTATTGACTTAATGTTTTAGGAGAATATAGATGCCAACACAAGTACAGTTTCGCCGTGGTACCACAACTCAAAACAACAACTTCACCGGTGCAGTTGGTGAAATAACCGTAGATACCACGGTGGATACGCTACGTGTTCATGATGGAACAACAGCAGGTGGTTTCGAGCTGGCCAAGGCTGACTTGTCCAACACATCTGCCATCACTGGCTCCAGTAGCACCACACTCACCAACAAAACTATTGCATTAGGTAGTAACACCGTCTCTGGTACTATTGCACAGTTCAACACCGCCTTGACAGACGGTGATTTTGCTACATTAGCTGGTTCTGAAACACTCACCAACAAAACACTTACCAGCCCAGTTCTTACCACACCGAATCTAGGTACTCCATCAGCCGCCACACTCACCAACGCCACAGGTCTTCCTGTTGCCACAGGTATTTCAGGACTAGGTAGCGGTGTTGCCACATTTCTTGCCACACCTAGCTCTAGCAATCTTGCTGCTGCCGTTACTGATGAAACAGGCTCAGGTTCCTTAGTATTTGCCACCAGTCCAACCCTTGTGACACCTGTGTTGGGTGTGGCATCTGCCACCTCATTGAACAAAGTAGCATTCACAGCACCTGCCACGTCAGCCACATTGGCTTTGGCAGATGGCTCCACTTTGGCAACATCTGGTGCCTATTCTCTGACCTTGACCTCTACAGCTTCCACCAATGTCACACTGCCAACATCTGGCACATTGGCTACGCTGGCAGGCGCAGAAACATTTACCAACAAGACACTAACCACACCTGTCATCAGCACCATCAGCAACACTGGTACTGTGACACTTCCTACTGCCACCACCACATTGGTGGGTCGAGACACCACAGACACACTCACCAACAAGAGCATTGCGTTAGGAAGCAACACCGTGACCGGCAGCATCTCTCAATTCAATGCCGCTGTTACTGATGCTGATTTCGCCACGTTGGCAGGTGCTGAAACTCTTACCAACAAGACATTAACATCTCCAACCATCACCACACCCGTCATCGCGGAAATTGATAGTGCTGCTGGCATCATGTTGGATGCCGCCACAGACATCGTGTTGGATGCGGATGGAGCTGATATCATTCTGCAAGACAATGAAGTGGAGTTTGGTCGTTTCACACAATCAGCAGGTGAGATGATTATCAAGTCAGGTTCATCATCCACCACAGCCATCAGTTTGTCTGGTGCCAACGTTACCATTGCTGGTAACTTGACTGTTTCAGGCACCACAACATCTGTGAACACAGAAACCATTCAATTGGCAGATAATGTCATCACATTGAACAGCAACGCCACAGGTGGTGCTACTGAAAATGCGGGCATTGAAGTGGAACGTGGTGATGACACCAATGTGTTGTTGCGTTGGAATGAAACATCTGACATCTGGCAATACACAGAAGATGGTACCAATTATCAAGCCATTGTAGGTGCCACTGCCACACAAACACTGACCAACAAGACCATCAATGGCAGTAACAACACCATCACCAATGTATCCCTTACTACAGGTGTCACTGGCACACTTCCTGTGGCCAATGGTGGTACTGGCATTACATCATTGGGTACAGGTGTTGCCACGTTCCTAGGTACCCCAAGTTCAGCAAATTTAGCATCTGCTGTCACTGATGAAACAGGATCCGGAGCCTTGGTATTTGCCAACAGTCCCACACTAGTAACACCTGCTCTAGGTACTCCTTCCAGTGTGACCTTGACCAACGCCACAGGTCTTCCAATCAGCACAGGTGTGTCTGGGCTAGGCACAGGTGTTGCCACGTTCTTGGGTACTCCAAGTTCAGCAAATCTGGCATCTGCTGTCACTGATGAAACTGGCACTGGCGCACTAGTGTTTGCCAATACTCCAACGCTGGTAACACCTGTGTTGGGTGCGGCCACCGCCACTACAGTGAACAAGGTCACCATCACAGACCCTGGTACTGCTGCCACATTGACACTGGCTAATGGTTCTACTTTTGCCACATCAGGTGCTCATAGCACCACAGTAACTACCACAGGAACCACTACAGTCACGTTGCCAACATCTGGTACTTTGGCAACTCTGGCTGGGACAGAAACATTAACAAATAAAACAGTCAATCTTTCCAGCAACACCTTGGCAGGTACCATCGCTCAATTCAATACTGCATTGAGTGATGCCGATTTTGCTACATTAGCTGGAACAGAAACGCTCACCAACAAGACACTGACATCACCCACCTTGACAGCACCTGTGTTGGGTACTCCTTCATCAGGTACATTGACCAACTGTACTGGCTTGCCAGTCTCAACAGGTATCAGTG